GTCTAATAGTTTGGTTATAGACCGTTCCTGTTGGCACATCATTTAGGACTTTCTGATATTCAACATAAATATCGACATACTTTGCATCTGAGCCTTGATAGATCCCATTCAGTGCTTGAAAGTTAAGAAGCAAACCTGTTGCCTTTGCTGACTCAATTGTGAACCAGCCGATATAGTTTTCTTGACTACCTCTTAACTTAATATTACCCACACCTGTTTTTTGGTCTGCTAAATCTGCAAGTTTATTCCAATCATCGTTGACTGCACTTGGTGTTGCTAGAGTGAGCTGCTTATTCGCAATATCCACGCCAGTTACAACATAATCACCATCTAGGAAAATGTTTGATGAATTTGCAGTAAGGTTTGCTGAAATATTAGCGGTTATAACTTCGGTAAGATTTGCAAAGTTTGAGTTGGTGGATACTGGGTTTTTTAAGTGAATCGTATAAACACCCGATACATAGTTAATAGACTCAATATCATACAAACCTGCAAGATCTAGCTGCCCATTGACTGGATCAGTTACTAACAAGGAAGTGACGTTAATCTTGCGGTAATTTTGATAATCAACAACTGTCTGAGTTGAAGCAATAGCAAAAGTATTATTGGTATTGTCCACATCAACTTGACCAGTAATAACCAAATCATTAATACCAAAATTCGCTCCACTAATAATAAGTGAGTCATTAATATCAAAAGTATTAAACTTATCTGCTGTACCTTGATCATTCGCTTTGATTAGATTTGGATATTGAAAATATATGTCACCAGCTTCAATACGCGTGCTATTCGGTGGCAATAAAGTTTGACCATTAATTGAAGCATTTTGACGAGCGATTACTGGCAGCTGGTCAAATGTATCCCCCCACTTAAAGATAGTTTCATTTCCTACAATTGACTGGTTATGCCCATACACAGAAACACTTGTGCCTGGTATCTCTTGAATTGGTGTATCACCTGATTTGAAGTTTGAGACTTGAACAGGGTTTTCACAGATACACATTAAAGATTCTTCAACCTCTACCCCATCTTTAAAATATTTAACGACTGGTGCAAAGAGATCTGGCACAGCTTTAACACGCCCCAGAATGAATGGAATTCGTTGTTTTAATCGTTGTTTGTTTTCTGGATCTGACAAGTTGTTATTACTAGAACCTGTAGACGTTCCACTACCAGCATTAGGTTTTGGCACCTTAACTAAAGCAGAAACAGCAGAGCCAAGAACTTTAGTGGCTACCCAAGTAACAAATGATGAAAGCTCACCAGAGTGACAAACAATACTGCATTCGTCTGCAATTTCGGTTAATCGCGCAATTGATGCCTTATCTTTTAAAGTTGGCGTTATGTCATTTTCAGGACAAGGATTACCAAGATAAATTTTTGCTTGAGGGAATTGTTTTTTAACCTTTAAAAACTCATACAGAATGTTATCTGTATCAATTACATCAACCTCATTCTTGTTCAGTGAGTTCTTGTAAACATAAATTTGGCTCATAATATCGAATCCGATTAAAAATACTTTCCGCTTGTTCTACGGTGATTCTCTGCGGCCCGCGTTCGATCAAATGGAAAATTCGACCCTGAAAAAAAAGCCCCACGTGGGAGCTTTGATCTAGGTAGGTCATTAAGACAATGCAGCCGTCTTTCGGCTTTTTGATGTGCTTGTTCCTGTGAACTGTATTACGTGATGTTTTTATTGATTCCTGTAATGGTCCAGTTAAGCCCAAGAAGCACGGCGTGTAATCTTTCTCAAAGATGACCTTTGCGGCCAAGATGACGAAATGAACACAATGAAACTCTTCAGGATCATAAACACAATAAAAAAGCTGCCGAATATTCATGAGTAAAATCCCTCTAAACTTGGATCTGTACCTGCAGAATAAATCTCACCATTACCAGAATCATTTAATCCGGGTGCTTGAGCTTCAAAGCTGGTGCCTTTCCAATCACGGGTTAAGACAGTTATTTCAAGATCTTTTACGATGAAACAAGGCTTGTCATATTTTCCAATAATGTAAGATCGATAATTTAGAGCTGGAGATATCCTTGTTTCATCCTTAAAAATCAAATCAACAAGCTCTGGAATCTCTGAGCCCAAATCACCAATTGCTGCCGCAATTTTCTGGTCTAAATTTTCTTCTTCATTGCCCCGTGTAATGTTAAGAGGAGCATAAGAGTAGGTATAAATTTGCCCATCCTCATGCGTTAGATCCATTGGCTCGCTACCATTCACAATATAACGAAGCACTCGCGGCCAGTTTGGATGTGATATTTCTACGCACTCCAATAAGCCGACTGGTCCAGATGATTGGTCTAGAACTGCCAGCATTTCATCAGTAATAACCATTATTGAACCCCTGTGGCATTTGGGAACCATTCGTTAGGTACTTTTTCAATTGTGAAAATAACTGTAGGTCCACCATTCTGCCAAGCATCAATGATATTTCTATCGTTTTCAGCATCTCTATAGATAGGTTTAATTCTTACCTGAAAACTGATTTGTATAATCTTTCCCTCACGTAAAACTTCACGTGGTTTTGAATCAGCTATAAATCTGCATTCACACTCTTCAAGTGTCCCGTTGTCTAGAGCAAGCTTCCATAGCCAGTTGGCTGGATATCGCTGTTTATCACGCCAGAACGCCCAAAAATATTCCTTTTCATTTTCGTTATTCAATGAAATAGAAACATCAGCAGTGTGCCAAGCCCCAACAAAAAAGGGGACCTGTCTCGGTGGTCCCCCTTCTGTTTCCTGCTCTCTTAAATTACTGCCCGGTGTAAAGTCATAACCCTTAAGCAACGGGCAAATCATGAATTTATCCACTATTAACCCCTATTACGATATAAATTAAAACTTTCCTGCATTGCTTGGCTGTATTTACTGTTAGGGTTATATACATCATCAATAGTCACATATACCTTCCCATCATCACCAATATTTGTATCAACACTGGCTTTGCTGTAATTATTGACCACAACTTGTGCCCCACCTTCCTTACGATTGTTTAGATAGTTTGTAAGGTCTTTGTTTTGCTCAGGGTTTAAAACACGTTCACCCCCATCGAGCAACCAAGTGCCCTCCTTAGGCACATTGCCAATACCATCATGCGCCATACCCGTGAGATTCACAGATTTGATTTGAGCCGCTTGTGCAACTTGAATCGCTACTGCTGCACCTGCCAGAACAGGGGCAATATATGGTCCAATCATTGGGATTAATGATGCAGATGTATAAACGTTTGAGTAAGTCTGTGGTGCATTCATGATTGCTTGAGCAACGGCGAATGCTTTAGACATAGCAAACATGGTTTTATAAGCTGCCGATTGCTCACCCATCAAACCACCCATGAGATCAGCCATGCCGCCCAACGTTTCAGAAGCTGTTTTTGCACCCAGTGCGGCTTTGTTAAGCTCATAGTTCTGATCGATCATGAACATACGATCTTTATGTGCTTTCCAAATAGCCTCTTGTTCTGCTGCAGATTGAGCAAGGGCGGCTTGGGCATTAGCCAAAGCAAGGGATTGTGCATTTTGCCCCAGTCTTTCTTGCCCAAGTTGGTAAACCTCACTTGAGCCATTCAAACTTGCATTTGTACTATCCCAAGCAATGCTTGCTTGTGATGCCTTGTCAATTAAACTTAATTGTTCCTCAGCTTTTTTTAATTCAATTCGTTGCTTTTGCTCTTCTTTGGAAATTTCAGAATTTCGCAAAATCTGCTCGCGTTCATACGCGAAACGAATTCTCATATTTTGAAGCTCAGTATTTAAGAATGAACTGGCATCATTTAAGCGTTGCTGTTGCTCAAGTTTTTCCCACTCTATTTCCTTTTGTTTTTGTCGATCAAGTGCAGCTTTAATCTCTAAGGCTTTTTTCGATTTCCCATACTCATACTCGGCATTAGAGTCAATTAACTCTTTTTGTCGATCATAGTTTTGTTCAATCTGCTTGATTCGATCAGTTTCAAAAGCAAAGAATTGGTTGTATTCTGCCTTTTTATCAGACTCAAGTTTTGCAATCTGAGCAGCATATAAAGCATCTTCTTGAGCAAGTTTTTCTTTTAACTGGGGCGTTCCAGCGTATGCCAAGTTAATCTTTTCAACATTATCTTTATGCTCTTTTGCAAGTCGCTGCGCCTCGGTGTAATAACGCGCATCAACTTCTTTTTTTGCATCATCAATAAGTTTTTGAGACTCAGCAGCTTTATTGATCAAATCAAGTTGATCTGCTTGGGTTGGCATTAGAATTGAATTGTCAATTGTAGACTTACCGTTTACACCAGCCATCCAACGTTGAATACCGGGTGCATATCCTGCAATCTCCTTGCGTTTAGCAGGCGATCTCCCACCTTTCTTGTAATCCCACAACCCTGCAACACCTGAGTTATAAGTGGTAACACCATCTGCAAAATTTCCAAATTCTTTAACACCATTGCTGATATATTTTGCTGCCTCTGTTGCCTGAGCCTCAATTGTGCTTAAGTTTTTGCCAACTCTGTAAATTCCTGTGGTCTGAAATAGTCCTTTTGCCCCAGTTGGGCTAATTGCATTTGGATTACCTCCAGATTCCTGAAGAACCAAGGCCGCTAATGTACCTGCTGGTAACCCATACAAACTTTCGATCTGTGCAAAGTTATGAACTTTTGCAATGCCTTGCACCTTTGCAATAGCTTTTAAGTCTTCTTTGCCAAATGTGTAGTTTTTAAGATTAAAATTTTCCCGAGCAGCCATTAAAACGTCATTTGGCAAAGGTGCTTTAAAGGCATTAGGACCATTTGCAGAAATTTGCGCATCTGCAAACATATTGGCTTTATCTACACTAATACCTTCTCTTACAAGGGTTTTAACA